GCCACAAAAAAAATACCGCGTAATGGAATTTTTTTCCCAGAAATCGAGTAACTAGACTGCTATGCCTGGAAGGAAGCCACTACCGACCGCCGTTCACGATCGCAACCGCAATCCGGGAAAGCGGAGCCGCAACAAGTCTGAGCCATCAGCGGGAAAGGATGTTAAGAAGCCAGAAGGCTTAGACAAAGAAGCGAGTGCCCTGTGGGATGATGCCGTCGAATGGCTTAAGTCAATGGGGGTTCTTGATGCCGCGGATCAGGTTGAGATTGAAATGATGTGCCGGATTTACTCTGAGTGGAAAGACTGTCTGGCGATCATCGAGAAAGAAGGTCGGATCTGCGAATCTTTCGATGATCGAGAGCAGCTTGTCCTGAAGACGCATCCGGCGGTCCGGCAGGCGTCGGATGCTTCAAAGCGACTCAAGTCGATCCTCTCAGATTTCGGAATGAACCCGGTTGCTCGGGTTCCGTTGGGATCCAAAGAGAGCAAGAAGAAGAATCGAGTGCTCGAACTCATTCAGGCTTCGCCCCGTGGTTAATGGCGAGAAGGCTTCACCCGACAACGAAGTACGCGAGAGCTGTCGTCACCGGAAAGATTCTCGCGTGCAGGTATGTTATTCAGGCCTGTCAACGCCATCTCGATGACCTTGCGCGGGGCGACATCTATTTCGACGAGCTAGCAGCCAACCACGTTTTTGATTTCGTCCGCTGTCTCCCACACATCGAGGGCCCCCTTGCTGGGCAATTGTTCGAGCCTCATCCGTTTCAAATGTTCATTCTTGGCTCTATCTTTGGGTGGAAGCGCAAGAAGGACGGCCTCCGGCGTTACCGGTATGCCTACATCGAGGTCGCGCGAAAAAATACCAAGTCATTCCTTTGCTCTGGAATCTCACTCTACGGATTGCTTGCCGACGGTGAAGGCGGGGCGCAGATCTATGCCGCCGCCACCAAGCGAGATCAAGCCAAAATTGTTTGGGGAATATCAAGGAAGATGGTCCGAACTTCGCCGGATCTGAGCGAGGTTGTTCGCGCTTACCACAACTCATTGATCGTCGAGGAGACTAACTCGTTCTTTGAGCCGCTGGCTGCCGACTCCGAAAAACTCGACGGACTAAACACCCACATCGGAATCGCCGATGAGATGCACCGGTGGACCGATTCGCATCTTTGGTATGTGATCAAGGATAGTCAATGGGCTCGGTCTCAACCGATCATGGCTGCAATTACAACAGCTGGCTCGAACAGGAAGGGCGTTTGCTATGAGCAGCGAGATCACGTCATCAACATTCTTCAAAACGGCTCGCAGTACGATGATCGCTATTTTGGGTACATCGCGACCATTGATGAGGGGGACGACTGGACAACGGAAAGAGCCTGGAAGAAAGCGAACCCAATGTACGGGGTGATCAAAAAGAAGGAGGATTTCCAGGCGGAGGTTGAACTTGCAAAAAAGATCGCATCCCAGGAGATCGAGTTCAAGAACACCCAACTGAACATTTGGACCCAATTGTCTGATCGGTGGATTGATGTCGATCAGTGGGCGAAACTAAAGGACGACCGAAAACTATCCGACTTGAGAGGCATGAAATGCATTGCTGGGGTTGATCTTGCTGCGACGAGGGACTTGACTGCCATCGCCTACGTATTCCCTGAGGGTGACAGCTTCTATGTGTGGCCTGAGTTTTTTCTTCCGGCTGACACTGTTGAGAATCGAAAGCATCATGTTCCTTATGCCGCCTGGAGAGAACAGCGATGGCTTACCACCACAATCGGAGGGGCTGTGGACCAGGAAGCAATTCGCTACGACCTAAACCAGAAGAAGGAGATATTCGAGATTGAGGAAGTAGCCATTGACCCGTGGAATTCCTCTGGGCTGACACCTAAGCTGGATGACGATGGTTTTGAGGTGATCAATATTCGGCAGGGATACGCATCGCTTTCTAGTCCAAGTAAGGAACTCGAGAAGCTTACGATTCAGGGAAAGATACGGCACAACGGAAATCCGGTCCTACATTGGAACATCGGCAACGCGGTAATCGATACGGATCCGGCCGGCAACATCAAGCCAACGAAAGAGAAAAGCGCTGACAAAATTGATGGCGTAGCCGCAATGATTAACGCTTTGGCGCGGTTTCTTGTAAGGGAAAAACCGAAGGAGTCAGTTTACCAGCGGCGAGGGGTTCGGGTGGCCTGAAGACAGGCCTAGAAACGATGCGACGTCCTGGCCGTTGAAGAGGCGCTTTCCCGGTGAACCTCCCGACGGTATGAGGTCGAGCTGGGCATACCGGTTGATGGTTTGACGTGTGTAGCCTGTCAACTCTGCGACCTCCTTGGTCGTCAAAGTTGATTCAGTATCCAGCTTTCTGCGGTTGATTCTAAACACCATGATCGTTCTCTCCACCGATTATTCTAAGCCGTAGCAGAACCGTAGCAACAGAATTATAGGTGCTTTTGGAAAAAATGGGTGCTTTTGGAACATCACACCCTAGACGCAGATCGAAAAAATGTGATAACCGAGGGACTGTGTTCGGATCTCTGCATTCAGTGGTGAAGGGGATTCTTGGACGGCTTCGGTTTAAAAACGCCGGGACGTACAAGAACCCTGACCCATTGTTTTCCAAAGGTCTTCTTGGAGCGCTCTCCAGAGCCGGCGTGGAGGTTACCGAGGAGCACATCATCGGAGTGTCTACGGCTTATGCCTGCATTCACAAAATCGCACAGACTGTAGGGACTGCTCCGATCGATCTGTTCGAGCCACTGCCAAACGGAGGCAAGCGACCAGTCCAGAGTGATACAGACATCGCCCTTGCTAATGTAGTTAAAGCAAAGCCGAACTCAGAAATGACGTCTCTTGATATGAGAATGTCAGCAACTGCCGGCCTAGCACTTCACCGAAACGGTTACTGCCAGATCCGACGCAATCCTTTTGGTGGCGTTGTTGAGTTGATGCCGATGAAGCCCGGCGACGTTGACGTGATTCGTGATCCGAATGCGCCGACGGAAATGGGACGGGCGCCAATTCGTTATCGCGTCACGGGTATTGACCAGCCGTTGCGGCGCCGAGACGTCCTCCATCTGAAGGGCTTGAATTTTGATGGAATGAAGGGGCTCCCTTTGAGCGCTGTAGGCCGTGAATCAATCGGGCTTGCGATCGCGCTTGACCGGAATGCGTCCGCGTTCTTTGGGAATTCCTCCCGACCCGGAATGGTATTTGAACTGCCTGCCGGCGAGACCCTGGACGATGAGGCTTATCAACGTTTGCAGTACAGCTTGAACGAGGCACACCAGGGAATCGATAACGCCTACAAGGTGATTTTGGCGGAGTCTGGTGCTCAACTGAAGCCGATCACATCCGAGAACCGGGAGTCTCAATTCGACGAAACCCGGCAGCTCCAAGCGCTGGAGATCGCGCGGTTCTTCGGTGTTCCGCCTCACAAGATCGGAATTCCAAACTCTGAGCCGAGAGCCAATGTTGAAGAGGAAAACATCAACTTCGTGCTCGATACGATTACTTTTTACTGTGAGGTCTGGCAGCAAAACCTTGCTTTCTCGCTCCTGAGCGATGAGCAGCGAAACCGCGGCTTATTCTGGAAATTCGACCTGGATCATCTGCTCTCCGGGAACCTGAAGGATCGAGCCCAGGCCTTTCGGGCGGGGGCAGACTTGTCGGTGATGACTCGCAATGAATTCCGGCAGAAGGTTTACGGGATGAATCCACTGGAAGGCGAGGAAGGCGAGCAGCTTTGCCTTCCTCCGAACGTCAAACGCGATCAGGTAGGGGAGAGCAATGAGGGGTAAATACACAAACTTTTTGGCGAAGCGTGCTGAGAAGCCAAAGAACTATCTCCAGGTCGACGAGACTAAGGGCGAGCTTTTTCTTTATGACGAGATCGGCTACTGGGGAATCAATGCCGAGGATGTCACGCTGGCAATAAAAGAACTGGATCCATCTCAAAGGCTAACGGTGTGCATCAACTCGCCGGGCGGTGAGGTCTTTGATGGTATCGCCATTTACAACCTCCTCAAAGGGAGGGGGAATGTCGACGTTCGAATTGATGGCTTTGCTGCGTCAATAGCCTCAGTCATTGCCATGGCTGGAGAAAAAGTCGCGATGGCGGAAAACGCCATGATGATGATCCACAACCCATTCACCATTGTTTACGGGGACGCCGAGGATATGAGGTCCGAGGCCGTCGTCCTGGACAAGATCAAAGATCAGGTCATCGCAACTTACCGGAAGCGTTCCGATCTCAGCGCCGAGGAGATCTCCGATCTCATGGACAAAGAGACTTGGTTTACCTCAGAGGAGGCAAAGGCAAGCGGGTTTGTTGACGAGGTGCTCAGCTCTGAAGCAGGG